ATGCGGAGACCAAAGGCCGCAGGATTTTTACAGTCTCGGACTACCCGGTTTTTGTCCTCACGGATCCCGCCGCCGTGGAGTTTTTCAAGTTTTTCACTACTAATCAATAACAACATAATCATATGACTACTAATAATCAATGCAATCATGCCGCGGCTATCGCCAGAGAAATGCACATGTACTATGCAGCCCAGGCACACAATGAGTCCAACACTCCAATCCCTCACTGGGCAGACCTGACGGAAAACGAACAACAAGGATGGATTGCCGTAGCAAATACTGCCCTCCCGATCATCGGCAAGCACGCACTTGGTGATGTCCGGGACTACCTGGGCATCAAGGCATCCGGCACGTCCACTTGGTGGAAAAAGGTTCTGCTGGGCTTGGCCTACGCCGCTGTTGGCGCTCTTGGTTTTTCCCTGTTCCAGGGCTGCGGTCATTCCATTGACGTAACGCCGGGCCGCACCGAGGTATGCAAAGACGGCTCCTGCCTCGTCATTGAGCAGGGACATATCTCCTACAGTCAGGCCCAGCCTGTTACGGATGTTCCGCCCGTCGTGCAGGTCATCCCCTCCAAGAAATAAGGCCATGTGCAAACTCTCCGAAGTGCCGGCTCATTTCCTGGATTTTGCGAAAACGTCGCCCCTCGTGGCCTGCGTCATGCTGTCGCTGGTCACGTGTGGTACTGCCTGCTGGTACATCGGGGAGGTGATGGGACACCATAATGACAGGATTCTTGACTTGATGTCCATGCAGACGCAGGCGCAGGTCGAGACCGCCAAAGCCATTCAACTCTTGTCCGTTCGCATCGAAAACATTGAACGCCGTCTGGATAAACAGTAACTGTAAAGTTTTTCTTACAAGTTCAATCATATTAACAATCAACCATTAAAAGAGAATAATCAGGAAAATAGCTATTGATATAGGCCATGCCAACAACACCGGGGCCCGCGGGAACGGGCTTGAAGAACACGCCGTCGCGGCGACGATCGCCGAACGCCTCGCCCCCATGCTGGAACGGCTGGGAGCCCGGGTGGATGTGATTGACTTTCCGAAGATGACCAATTCCCAGGACTTGAACGCCACCGTCAAGGTCGCCAACGAAGGAGGCTATGACTTCGGCATTTCCCTGCATTGCGACAGCGCGAGCACCGAAAAAACGGTTGAAACAGACGAAGGAAAGGAACGCATTTACGTTCCAAATCCTGCTCCGCATGGCGCCCATGTATGTTTCTACCCGGGAAGCGTTAAAGGAAGCCGGCTTGCCATATGCATCGCGGAACCTCTTTCCCGGCTGCTGCCCGGACGGGCCAACACTGTGCAGTCGCGCCCGGGACTGGCCGTCCTGAAAAAGACCCGCTGCCCGTGGGTGCTGTGCGAATGCGGCTTCATCACCAATCCTGAAAACGCCTCTATCTTGAAGGACCATCCCGGATGCATTGCCGAAGCCATTGCGGAAGGGGTGAAGGACTATATCAACCAGTAACCGCCCATGACTTACCAGGCCCCCTACGCGGCGCGCTACGTTTCCGCCGCCGGCAACCAGATCCAGCTGCTCAACCTCTGGGACGATACGCCGGAGCCTCCCCGCTTCGGCGGATCCATGGAGGCATTTGAAACGTCGCTGGTAGACGGTCCCCGGGCGTTCGCGCAGGGGCTGGGAAGCGCCGTGGAGCAGCGCACCATCGCGTTTTACCGCTGGTTTACGGATTATCAGGACATGGCTTCCTGGCAGGAGAATCTTGCCCTGTGGCTGGCCAGCAACCAGAACGGGTATCTGTACCTGCAATTTGCCGACCAGCCTCAATGGCGTTTTGCCGCCGTCATCACCGGCTACCAGTTTGAAACCGAGAACCTTGTTCCTCCGCCGTCTCCCGAAGACGGCTATCTGTGCCTGCTGGTCACGCTGACCATGACGGTCACCGACCGGACCCCGGACAATTCCAACTGGATATTCAGCGTGACGCCCTCTTCTTTCGACGTTCCCGTCAAGGGAGGCGAATACACCATTAATGTGGAATCGTCGTTCAGCCCTGGACCGGTAGGGCAGGGTTGGCAGATTGCCGACGTTTCCGAAGGATTAACCGTTTCCGATATCGTCAACGGCAACAACGGGACATTCAAGGTTATCGTCGCGGCCAATGAAGGAGACCAGGACAGGACCATGTCGCTCCAGGTCATTCAGGACGGAACAGGACAGGCTGTTGAGATTGAATTTCGTCAGCTTCAACCCTCTTACTCATTCAGCCTTGCTCCAACCCAGGTACAGGTTCCCGTTACTGGCGGAAGCTACCAGGTCCAGGTGACTTCCTATTATGACCCGGGGGAAGTCAGCGTTGACTGGACGCCCAATTCTCCCAGCTCTTCCGTTGTCATCTCCGATATCACGAACGGAAATAACGGGTCCTTCACGTTAACCGCGGCCCCCAATGAAGGAGCGGCCGGCTCCGTCGTCGTTTCCGCGACACAGGCGGATTCCGGGTTAAAACAGACAATCCGCGTATTGAGGGCAGGACTGGTCACCCGAAATCATCAGCTTCCCCCGCCCGGAGGGGAATACTCGGATAATCCGATGAGTTATTCCTCATGGAGGTTTATTCCCTCGGACGTTTATCCGGACTTCCCGGAAGGCAACCCCGAAGGAAAGGGACTGACGCTGCAGGAAATCATCACGACGAAACCCACCAGCGCCAATTCCGGCACGTTAACGCTTTACCGGGTGGAAAACGGGTCTGCCTCTCTTCTGGCGACCAGCAGCGAGGCGGTTTTCACCGGAGAGGGCGGAAACGCGAAATGGACGTTTTCTCCCGGCGTGGAAATCCGTTCGGACTGGCAGCTGGTCGTGGAAAACCAGAACGGCATTTATGAGCAGCATGCCATGCTGGCCAATCCGCAGGCGTTTGACGGCCTCGGAAATGCCATCTACCCCATGCCGGCGGACGCTCCCGGGCGCACGTTCGGATTATCCCTCGTCATCCGCTACACTTCCACCGAATACCCATCTTAACAGAATAATCCATCATGAACGAACAACAACAAAACGGAATAGAACGGATTTTCATTGAATTCGCCGAAGAATGCAGCAAGAACCCGAACCTGAACCAGGCGGCGCAGGAATTGAAGGAAAGCGTCTTTGCTGCCTCTCAAGCCGCCGGCGTTGATCCCTCCCATGCCTTCGGCGTCATCATCCGGGATATGATGCTCCTGGAATCCTTGCAGAAACGCGTGGAAGAATCCCGCAACGCCCTCACCGCCGGGAAACTGCCCGCTTTCGTCATCGAGGAAGCCCGCGCTCAACGATAACCCTCCACATCTACCACCATGGCCACCAAGAAAGAAATCGAAATCACCCTTAAATCATCCTTTGACTCGAAGGGCGTGGAAGAGGCCCGCAAGCAAATTGAATCCCTTAGGAACGCCGGGAAGCCATCTTCGGGGCAAAATACCAATACCAATGCCGATGACCAGGCCAAGGCGTTGGAAAAAGAAGCCCAGGCGGAAGAACGGAGGCAGAAGAAAGCCCAGGAAGCAGCTGACGCTATCGAACAATCCAGACGAAGGGAAAAAGCGGCCTTAAATGAACTTGTGTCTGAATTGGAAAAATATCAGGCAGCCCTGAAAAAGGCGACGCAGCAGGAAAATCATCCCGACCGTCTAAAAGCCCTGAAGAATATTCAGGAATTGGAAAGAAGAATTTCCGCATTGACCAGGGCGCAGGAACGGGAAGCGCAGGCGGCGGAAAAAGCAGCGCGAGCGGAAGCGCAGGCGGCGGAAAAAAGCCGAGCTCTCAACCAGTCCGCTCAACAACTTGATAAGGGGAGCCAGCAGGCAACCAGGAGCGTGAAGAACATGGGGCAGGGGGCCTTGCAGGCTGCCTACTTCTTCGATGACTTGCAGTACGGCATCCGGGGCATCATGAACAACATTCCCGGGCTGGTGATAGGCTTCGGAGGCGGCGCAGGTCTGGCCGGCGCGATGTCGCTTGCCGTTCTCGCCGGAGCGAAGCTTTACGAATGGATGGGGAACACGGAAGCGAAATCCAAAGAGCTTGCTAAGGCGATTGAACAACAAAATGAAGCCATTGCGAAATCGCAGGAAGCAATAGCCTCCTTCAATAATGAAGAAACGTTGCAGAAATCCAACGACTTTACAGCAAAAATAGCCGGCAACCGGAAAGAAGAAGCCCAGGCCCTGAAAGAATCTGTACGGGATCAGCAGCGTTTGCTGGACCTTCAATCCAAGGTATTGGACAATCAGGATCAGGCCGATCTGTTGAAACTGGAAACTGATTACTATAGCGGGGCGTTTGGCGATCCTGAAAATTTTTCCACGCGTTTGTTCTTTGAAGGAAAACAGGAAGATATCAGACTTCGAGCCCGTTCACGGCATCGGCAAGAACAGGAAGACAGCGCCAGGATGAATGTTTCCATCGCGGAAAGTGATTTGTCATCAAAGACCGAAACAACCAACAGGATTAGCGAACGTTTGGGAGGATTGGAGGACCAGAATATTTTATCCTACCAGGAACGGGAAAAGCTCAATGGAGAGATTCTTAATGCTGAAAAGCAAATATTTGATAATCTTCTTCCGATAGCTAAAGCCAGCCGTACTCTAGAAGAAGAGACAGGTCGTTGGGGATCGGGGTCCATTACTAGAGATAATATAGCAGAATGGATACAAACTCTTATAGAAAACGGAGGAGATACATCTAAATTGAAAGGAAGCCGAGCTCAGATAGGTAATTCTCTGTCACTGCCTAATTTCCGAGGACCACAGCAATTTATGGAAGATGTATTAAATACCGCAAATGGAAGGATCCAGTTAGAACGCTTAACCGCTTTAAGAAACCAAAGAACTGCTTCTGACAACGCTCTTGTCGATGCAGGATATGACGTCAGCACGGATGATGCGCGCACCGAAGCCTATAAAAACAGAGATAAAGCGGTGGAGGAAGCGAAGGAAGCGCTACAAAAGGCAATAGAAGATCAAACAGAAGCGGAAAAATCTTTAACATCAAGTACCAATAAGCTTGCGGAAGTTCAACAGATCAATGCTTCTGAAGAAATCATTGATGAAGCGCAGCGTGAAAGGAATGAAGCGTTGGAACAACACAAGAGAATTGTTCAGGCGCAGAAGGAGTATGAAAATGCCATCAAGGCCCAGATAAGAGAGAAGGAAGATGAGGCCCGGGACTTGAAAAAGGAAATATCCCGGAGAAAATCAGGTGCGAAAACCCAACAGGAGAGACGGGACAATGTGATTGAAAATATCAACCTGGCCGGGTTCAGCAAATCCCTGACTGATGCCTTATCGAGCCCTGACAGGGCGATCAGCGGTAGAGCCCGGGAGCGAAAAGCCAATATCAATGAAGCTTACGGGGCTGTCGTCAGATACATCAAAGACGCCTTTAAGGATAATAAAGTCACGGAGAATGAAATGGAAGTTCTCTCTAAAAAGTTAATGCAGGAACTGTCGTCAAGAGGCGAAAATACTACCTATAAACAAACGCTTAATTTAGTGAAACGACTCGTTGCCCTGGTAGAGAAAGGGACGTCCAACGGAAAGGGAGACCAGGCTGAGATTAAATCCTTGGAATCACGAGTCCAACGGCTGGAAAAAGAGGCGCAGGCACAGAAAAAAGGACTCAATATGATAGGGAACTGGTTCGTATCTTGACATTTTTGGAAAAGGAACGTATCAGAGAAAGAGCATGAATCAAGACATGTACTACATCGCTATTGCTGAGGGACAAACGGAAGGTCCCGTTTCTCTTCAGGTTCTGGAAGATTATTTCAATCAGAAAAAGATCAACGCGAATACCTTGGTCTTCCAAGAGGGCGGACAAGAGTGGGAAGAGTGTGAAAAGGTGTTAGAAAAATATCGACAAAATAAAGAAAAGTTATCGCCATCTGGAATTAAAAGGCTATGGATAATAGCGATATTTTTAATTGTTTTCATGGTTATGCTTTATTTTGGTTGGGCGTGGCTGGTTTTGGATATAGGAGTTCTTTTACTTTTATGTGCTATAGTCCGATTTCTTTATCATATCCTTCATAATATGAAACCAAAAGAATCTGAAACACAAAATACAACTAGCCAAACAAAATTAGGTTATTACTTTGTACTAATTGCTATATTTTCACTTGTTGCTGGAATCATTGGATTTTGTGTTGCCTTAGGTGAAAAAATGGTAGGCATAGGCGTAGCATGTCTTTTATCGGGCTTCTTTTCATTGATGTTTTTCCTGTGGATGGGAAAAATTTACGACAGAATTGCGGAATGCGTTCTCTTGTTAAAAAATATGCAGAATAACAATAAATAAAACCCTAACCATTTTACAAGCAGCAGGAACCACGACATCACCATCAATGACTTGCTGGCCCTCAAGCCGTCGAGCCTGACCCACGACCAGCAAAGCTTTTCCGCCTCCGCCATCACCGCGGTTTATCCCGTCCGCACGCTTGGGGAGGTCTTGCCCTTTCAACAGTTCGACACCGTCACCATCTCCCAAAACGGGAACACCATTCTTTCCGGCCTCGTTTCCAGCATCGAGAAGGCCTACAGCGGCTCATCCCGTGCCTGGAAAATCGTCTTTTCCGATCCCTGGTATTGGCTGGACAACTGCTTTGCGCTGGATTCCGAATGGAAGCCGGTCTTTTCCATGTGGAATAAAGTCAGCGGAGGGGACGGCATCATCCCCAAGATAAGCATTTCCGCCGCGCTCTCCCGGGTGCTGAATCTCGCCAAGCATCACCCGGCGGACTACGAGCTGCGCATCAGCGATGACAAGATGCTGATTCCCTGGAACGTCTCCTGCGATACGATTGGCAGCCTCCTTCAATCCATCCGCCATTGGTCGCCCCGGATGGTCACGTACTACGACTACAGCGGCGCGCGCCCCAAACTCATCATCACGGACTATGACGCCCTGACGCCCATCTCGCTCCCCTTGCAGCCGACGGCGACGGTCAAGTCTATGGATGTTTCGCTGGTCCCCCGCGGCGACCTCGTGCCGCCCTGCGTGGCGATTGTCGCGGAAACGACCGGCAGCAACGGCTACCGCGTCTCCTACCTGTCCAAATACCCGGAAGACGGGGATCCGACCTTGCCGCACTCCATTGTTTACCGGACGTCAGTAGACTTCTACTATTCTAAATACAGTTCTACGGGGGAGCCGGTAGAAGATCCGCAGCCGGTGCAGGGCACTAGGGCCGGCAGCCTGTCCTACCAGCGCATGAAAGTAAGGGGGCGGAAAATTAACCAGAAAGACATGATCAAGAGTTTCTGGGAGCGTCATTTCCCGTGGATGAAAGACGTTGGCGCGATTGCCGTCTATGACAAAACTCCGACCATCACCGGGAAGCCCTGGGACGCGGCGGAGGAAGAGCCGAAAGGCTATAACACCAGCGCGACGGGCTACGCCCTGGAAGACGGGCAAATTCATACCAAATCCATCAGGCCGCAATGGTGCAACGCTACCGTCAAGCAGCGTCTCGCCATCCCGGAAAGCGCGCCTGCCAAGTGGAGGGAGAAATTCAAAAATGTGGGAACGCTGGGAGGCGTACCCTGCTTCTGGGAAGAATTCTCGGTGGATCTGGTCACCATGGACCGCCCCTACGCGAGCTACCCCATTGACGGCATCTACAACGGGGAACAGCCCTCCAACGGGCCGGAAGAAGGGGAATCGCCCCAACCCTCGGAAGGCGTTCCCTATGGGGACATTGCAAAAACGGTATGGGAATCCATGCAGGAATTGCCCTGGGACGGCTCTATTTCCTTTGTCGCGCTGGGAGAAGCGCAGACGCGGCAATACATGGGCCGCCGCGTCTCGCTGCTGGGAGGCAACCCCGAATGGGAGAACATTAAAACCATGATTCAAAGCGTGTCCCGAGATTTGCAGACGAACGTCATCACGTTGTCTTACGGGGCATTAAACTATTTAAGCGTTGATGACTGGATAAGATTGAAAAGCATTAACGCTAAATCTCGCGAGTCCTCCACACTGGAAAACATGCAGGGCGCGCCGGAATCGACGGAATACGGCTTTGACCCCAAGCCGGAATCCCCCACCATCAGCCAGCACATCACCAAATCCACGGGAGAATCCACGCCCGCGCCGGAATACGGCTTCCAGGTGCGCTTGCAAAAAGATACGGAGGGAACCATTACCGGGGCGCAAATGAAGCCCGGCGCGCTCTATCTGAACGGATCGCTGCTCGGCAAATATCCGCAGGGGGGCAGTTCCGGTTCTTCCTGGGTGACTATCCCCCAAACCAGCGGGGAAGTATGGATCAACGTCCACTTTGACCAGGACGCCAAACTGACGGGCGTTGATGTCTCGGGCATCCCGGGGACCGTTTATCCTATCATGCTTGCCCAAGAGAAACCGGGTGTCAACTTCGACTATTCCTTTTTGATAGCCGACATCGAAGATGACCAGGTGACACAATACGCGCTGGGAATGATCCAGATACCCGTCTTCGGAGGAACCTTCTACCCCTACGGACCAGCTTAACAAACACCATGATCAGAATCTATCTATTCACCTATGCCGGAGACGCGGATGAAGCCCTCGTCTGCGTCCGGTGCGCTGCGGCGGCCCTCCCTGAAGCCGTCATTACGGTTGTGGACGACAGCGCCGCTCCGCTTCCTGAACGCGTCAGATCCGTCCTTATGTTAACCGGGGCAAGGTATTGTCAAACCGGATGGCCAAGGAACGGCAACCTGCGCGGCCCAGAATGCGTCCGGGGCATCATTTCCACGCTGGCCGGGGAAGCGGAGGATGAAGACGTCATCGTCAAAATCGACTCGGACACGCTCCTGTTGTCGGGCGGATGGGTGCGTGACATGCAGCGCAACGGGCTGGCGTTGCACGCCTCCGGCTACCAGGACCCCGGCCACCCGTCCGAACGCTCCGCCTATGGGACGTGTTACGCGATCAGCGGACGGGCGGCCAGACTGGCGGCTGAGGAACTGATGCAGGCTGACCTCCCCGCGCTCGCTCCCGAAGACCTGACGATCTGCCGCACCATCCAGGGGCTCTTTCCCCAGGAGAAGATCCGACTTGATGAGCCGTGGACGCCCTTCTACCGTGAAGGAAAGTGGACGGCCTGGAACTGGTTCAGCATCGCCGTAACGCCGAAAAAATACGCCGAATTCTGGATGGTCACCTTCGGCAACCCGCGCCCCACGAACATTCCGAAAACCGAGCGCGCCCGCGCGATGGACGCCTTGTTCCGCTACCGGTTCCACGGGGAAGGGAAGGAAGGCTAACGGGCCAGTCCGACGGCAATCTTACTCATGGCCTCCTGAACGTCCGCCGAATCCGGGCGGAAATACACCCGTTCAATCTCTTCGGAGTCGTGGCCGACGATGAAGCGGCACAAATCCGGGGACACACCGGCCAGGCGCAGGACGGTCACGGCGGTCGCCCGTAGGCTGTGGAAGCTCTTTTCCGAAAGCCGGTGCCGGTCGCCTCTCACTTCCCCGGGCATCTCCCGGATGATTCCGTACGTTTTCAACAAAGTCGTGAACTCCGTGGAAAGCTTGTCGGAACGTCCGCCGGCATGGGCATGGCGAAGCGCGGCCAGGGGAAACACGTAATCGTTCACCCGGTTGAGCAGACGCCTTTCCAGAACCTCTTTCAAGGGCTGGATGATCGGCTTGTTCATGCGGCGCCGGCTCTTCTGCGTGGTCATGAACAGGAAGGAGTTCTTCAGGTCAATCTGGTCCCATTTCAGCGTCGCCAGGTCTCCGAGGCGCTGGCCTCCGGTGTAGAGGCACACCCGCACCAGATCCGGCCATTCATCCGGGAACCGTTCAATGATGGTGTTCACTTCCTCCATGGTGAAGGCGCCGCGCAGTTGCTTTTCCGCCTGGTGGTCCGCCCGGGAAGGCATGACGCCCCGGAACGGATTCCGGGAAAGAATCTCCCGGTCTACAGCGACATTGAACGCGGTGGACAGCGTGGACACATAGCGGATGACGGTTCCGGCGGAAACGCGCTCCAATTCCGTTTCTACAAAATCCTTCGCCATCCCTTTATTTAGGGCGGCCAGCGGCATATTCCGCCGGTCCCCAAGGAAAGCCAGCAGCCGGCGGACGGCCATGCCGTCCCGCTCATAGGCCCTCTTCTTGTTTTTCCTTCCGTCCAGCCAGTCAAAGAGGAACCGCGTCACCGTCATGCCGTTCATGGTGGCTTTCAGCACGCCGGCCTGGTCCCCGGCAATGGCCTTCACCTTGTCCAGGTCGAAAACCCCGTACCGGGCTTCCTTCTCCATCTCCTGGGCGACGAGCCGCGCCCGGGCTTCATTCTGGGACATGATTGATTTCTTATTGGCTCCCGGAAGCAGCGCCTTGGGAACCACGTCGATGCCGGTGGTTTTCCGAAGCTCTTTGCCGTCCAGAGAGCGGAAGACGGCCACCCATTTGTTGTTGCGTTTAATGATGCCTGCCATAGTGCTGTACAGTCCTTAGACAATGTACAGTCGCATGTACAGGGCGCTTTTTTCTGTCAGGCGCTTTCAGGTGCGCTCAAAACTGCGCAAAACGTAGGAAAATCAAGGGTCATTCCGTCACATGCTG